AGCAGCTCATTTAGGTGGTGCTGGTAATGTCATGGAATTTCTTGAATCTAATGGTAATGAAGATTTTGCAGATGGAAATGGAACAAAGATTACAGATTATTTAAAAGAATTTGCAAATTATAAATTTTAAAAAAAGGAGAATTTTATGGCAAAAACTTGTATGGTATTAGGACCATCAGGAGATGGTAAATCTTCTGCTATTGTCGTTAATCCAGATGGAATAATAGACTTTGATAATTATCAAGGTTTAGATCCAGAAACAACTGTTATATTTAACGCTGATGGTAAAGATTTACCTTTTCCATATGAAAAATTGGGATGGAAAGAGGGAGTAAATTTATTTACTTCAAGATTTAAAAAACCTTTAACAGCTGATCTTATTGAGCAATATCTTGAAAAAATTGATCAAGGTAATAAAATAAAAAGAGTTGTTATTGATACTGTTAATGGTTCAATGAATGATAAAGAAATGTTAGAAACAGCTAAAATGACTTTTGATAAATGGGCTGATTTAGCTAAAGATTATTATAGATTAGCTGTTAAAGCAAATTCAATGAAATCAGATTTAGTTATTTATTTCTTTGGTCATACAGTATTAACAACACAGCAAGATGGTACTGAAATGAGACATCTTGTTACTAACGGTAAAAAATTAGAGAAAATTCATTTAGAGAGTAAAATTCCAATCGTATTACATACTGAAGTAGAATTAGGTCAAGAAGGAGCTAACACTTATAAATTTGAAACTCAAAAAAATAGAAGTTCCGGGAAAAGTCCTATACATATGTTTAAAGACTTTACAATACCTAATTCTTTAAAACTTGTAGATGATACAATTAGGAATTATTATGGAATATAATAAATTATGTTTAATTATTAAAAATTATTAAAAAATGTTAGAAGGAAGAGATCAGTTAAATTTTGGAATTCCAAAAAAAAGAAAAGAAAAAGAACAAGATCCTTATGAAGGTACTCCTGTTCTTAAAATGAAACCAGCTCCTGAAAATAAAGGAGAAACTTACAAATTTGAGTTGAATGAAGATGCTTTAGATTTGTTAAATTTAAAGAGAGATGATGCTAACGATATTAAAAAGGTATCTTTTTCTTTTATTGATGAAAGCAATTCAATTTATATAGGAAATACCACAAATCTAGATGTAGAAGAACAATACAAGTATAATGTTAGTATGATAGGGATATTCTCAAACAGTATAGCTCATAGATATATTAAAACTTTTTTAGATATAAATGATGGTGTTGAAAATGTTTTTGAATTAGAAATAGAAGAAGGAGTAGAAGATATTAAAATTGCAAAACTAAATCTTTTAAAACAGGAAGAAAATACTGTAAATGAAAATAGTATAAAAGATACTATAAATGAAATGAATGATATAGATAATCCGGAAAACTTTGAAGTATTAGAGGAATTATAGTGATATTCTACTTAACTCTAACTATAATAATAATTATATAAAAAAAGAATTAATTATTATTAAAATTTAAAAAAATTAAATTTATGGGATTTAAAGGAAATAATTCAAACGAACAAGTTGTTGAAACATTTAAATTATATACAGGAATTACCAAATTAAAAGTTAAAGCAATATGTCCGACTAAAGAAGAACTAGAAAAATTAGGATATAATATTGAAAAAGATGTTAACTACCTTTCAGATTCAGATAAAGGTAAAAGAGCCAGAATTGAAATTGTGGGATATTCAGAAGATTTGGATAAATTATTTAGATTTAGCTTTTTATTACATGATACTGAAAGATTTACAAAAGATGGAAGTAAGAAGTTATTGTTAGATGCTGCTGGTAATAAAGCTTGGACTGCCGGTGATGGAAGTGAACTAAAATGGTTTGACCCAAGTACAGGAAGACCAGCTTTAGATGGAGAAGAATATCTAAATGATTTTCTTATTAAATGGTTAAATATTAAACCAGGTGATTTAGCAAGATTAGATAATCCTAAGAAATTTTTCGAAGGTGATTTTACTCAATTAAAGAATTTAGTAAAAGATTTTGCTAATAATGAAGTTGGTGTAATGTTAACAGTTAGACATGCTGAAAATGGCAAAGATTTTCAATCTGTATATACAGGATTCTTTGAAAGAGGAAATATTGATACATTATATAACTGGAATAATCATATTTCTAAAAAAGAAAAAGACGGGTATCCTTTAAAAGATAGTTATTCTTTTAAACTTCAAGAATATGTACCGGAAGAACCTTCTGATGACACAAAAGAAGATGGGCCTGAAATTCAAGCAGATTTTTAAAAAATAAATATACAATATATGTTTTTAGTACGACCAGATTTAACTACTCACGAAATAGAGAAAAGATTAGATGATTATGTTCTATTTAAACACTATTGCTCTAATTTTGAAAAAATTAATAAAAAATTTAATGCAGAATTTAGAAAAGATAATAATCCTTCTGCTATAATAAGATCTTATAGACAAAGACTTTTTTATAAAGATTATGGAGATCCAAATCAATTAAAGTCTTATAATATATATAATTTTATTATGAGGAAGTATAATATATCTTTTTTTGACACATTAAAGAAAATCAATAATGATTTCAAGTTAGGTTTAGCATTTTCTCAAGAAAAGGTACAAGTGAGTAAAGTTAAATATAGTCCGTCTAAAAATATAAATAAGGATAATAACAGAACTATAATTAAAGTTAAAAAAATAAATTTTTCGAAAAGTCACCTTAAATATTGGTTAGATTATAAAATTCCTGAAAATGATATTATAAATTATCTTACATTTTTTGATGTTTATCCAATAAGTAGATTTTGGTTAACTAATGGTAGTGTAAAAGATAAGCAACTTGTTAGTAATACCATAACTTTTACTTATGATTTTGGTTGGTTTGATAATGTATTTATGAGAAAGATATATAAACCAACAATTAAAAATTCAAGTAGATTTATAGGTAATGCTACAAGAGATATTATACAAGGATATAATCAACTTCCTAAAAAAGGTGATTTTTTATTTATTACATCTTCATTGAAGGATGCTATAATATTAAGACTTATAGGGTTTTATGCTATAGCTCCTTCAAGTGAAGGTTCTTTTATAAATGAAAACATTTTTTATCAAGATCTTACGAAAAGGTTTGATAAAATTGTATTATTTTATAATAATGATTTTAATAAAAAAGAAAACTATGGAGTAATATATGCAAAAAGATATTCAAATCAATATAAGATTCCTTATATAGCATTACCAGATCGTTGTAAAGAAAAAGATCCAAGTGATTTTGCTAAAACATACAATTTAAGGGATCTTAATTATGTAATTCAAACAGAATTAAGAGATGCAAGAATCTTTAAATAAACAAAGGTTTTTAGTGTGTTATAAAAAAAATATCAGAGATTTAAAAACTGGGGAAAAACACTTACAAAAATTTATCAAAGTTTTTAAAAGCATCAATCAGATAGAATGTTGTAACTCACTATCAAAAACTTTAAAAATACCAAATCAATATATTAGGAGAAATGATAATGAAGAAGGAATATTATACTGTAATCCTGTATATAACCCAAAAGAAGAAGAGGAGATTACTTAAATGATTATAATTAAAAACAATATAGTCAAAGTAGTAATTCCTAATTTCATTACTCATATTGAAAAAACAAATAATAAATTTGCTCCTAATAAATTTATTAAAGTAAATAATCAACATATTTATAACTCTAATTTAAACAGATTTGCTCGTAATATTGTTATAGGAAATATGCAACAATATATATTAGATAATATTGATAAACCTTTTATTTTATCGAAATTTCCTTATCAAATATCACTAGATTTTTACGTTCCTGTTAATTATGGTTCAGTGTCCAGAAGATTTATTAAATCAGAAGATGATTATAAAATAATTTGGAAAGAGCCTAAAAAAGAATATGAACCTAATTGGGATGTTGGAAATTATGGTGATATATGGTTAAAAATCTTCGCAGATGCTTTACAGATAGGTAATTATATTAAAAATGATAATATAAAATATGTTCAAAGTATTGGTCCTACAACGTTTTATGAAGTAAAATCCATTACAAATAGAAAATTAGAGTTTACAATCAAACCAATTTAATAATTATTAAAAAATTACTATTATGCTTAAAATTAAAATTATCAGTACATTAACAGATCAAGGACAAACAATTGAAACTCAAGCTAAAACATTTGGTGAATTAAAAAGAGAACTTGCTAAAAATGAGAGTTTTGGTGACGTTAAAAAAGGTGTAACTGCTGTAATATCAGAAAATGGAAATAGTTTAGATTTAAATGAAGCTGAATTACCATCAGGATTATCTACAAATGCAGATGGTAGAGATTTTACTCTATTCTTATATCCTATTGAAACAAAAGGTGGTACAGATGAAGAATTTTCTGAAGGAGAAATTAGAAAAGCAATTAAAATTGTACAAAGTTATTTATCACCTGAAGCAGATAAAAAAGGTAAAGTAGAAACAGAAGAAGAATTAGCAAGAGCAAAAGAAATTGCCACAAAACTTATGTTAAGAAGAGATAAATAATTAAATAAATTTATTAACACTTAATTAACGGTAAGATTATTCAATAGTCTTACCGTTATTTTTTTAATATAATAATTATGAGTATAAAGAAAATGAATATTAGTATATTTCTTAAACAAATAAATTATGATATATATTATGTATATATAGGAAATATACAAGATAGGTATAATATATATATTGCAATTCACTATCATAATGATACTATAGACTATGTAAGATTAGAATACTTTTTTGAACCTATAGAAGCTAATAAAAAAATAAATTTATCTACATTACCCAATAATGTTGAAACACTTATTTTAGAGTATAAAGAAATTATTTATAAATTACAATTGATAATAGATATTTTAAATAAAAATAATCAGGTTGTGATTAAAGAAGGTAATATCACTCGTTATAAAACTATAAATGATTATATGGAAAGTTTATTTCCTACAATGTTATTTAATACTACGACGATTCCTTTCAGCACTATAGCTTCTAATAATGATTCATGTGATTTATTTATTAAAGATAATTATAATAATAAATTAACCGATTTTATTTATAAAAATATTATAATTAAAAACTATAAAGAAAAATCTAAACTTTTTCAAACTATAATACAAGGTTTAGAAATTACTTATAAAAATAATTATGATGTTTATATAGATAATAAGAATATATTGAAATTCACTATAAAATTTCCTGAATTAACTATTAAAAATAAAAAAAAACACGAACATAAACTATATGACTTATTTGTAAGTTTTTACATTGATATAAATATAGATAGAATATTAAATAAAATTACAGGATTTAGAACAAAATATAGTATAAGAGAATTTAAACAAGGGTATTGTCATTCTCATTTAAATGGTAATATATTACTAAGTAACTTACCGATAATATTAGATAATCCTAATACACAAATTATTCAAGAAACCCTCTTTTGTTTAGGCGCTGGTCCATTTAATAC